ATGGCAATATACAACCAATCATGGCTTCACACCATACTGCATGACCTCAATGGTGCAGTGGTCAATGAAGATATCTGGCAGTCAATCTGCTACCACTATGGAGTCACCACTCCAGTCAATGGCTCATGGCTTCAAGCTCTATGTGATTTCTTTGATGTCAACCACGATCTCGGAGAGGCATGGATTCAATCCTTGGCTGAAGATTTCGGTGCGACTGCTCCAGTGAATGGAAGCTGGTTGCAAGCATTGGCTCTCCAGATTCAAGGCACCGCCGACTTGATTGACTTACTGCTTGCCAGAATCGCAGCAGATGGAGGAACCTTAGAAGCTGAAGCGTGCCTCGAGCAAACACTAAATTCACTTGATATATGAGCTTATTAGATACAGCATCTTTAATAGTAACGCCAAACGGATACAAAGAGGGAAAACTTTATTCCGTTATTCCGTCTGATGGTAGCGGAGACTTGTCAGTAACAAGAGCAACAACTGCAACACGAGTTAATGCTTCGGGGTTGGTTGAGTCTATGGGTAACAATGTACCACGTCTTGACTACTCAAACGGTACTTGTCCAAGTTTGTTAGTAGAACCGCAAAGGACTAATATTTTTACTTATAGCGAACAATTTGATAATGCATTTTGGTTAAAAGTATTAGCGACAGTTACACCAAATAATATAGCATCACCAAGTGGAATTTTAAATGCGGATAGAGTTTCATTCAATAACGGAACTATAAATTCAACGGTTACGGTTGTGGCTAATACCACATATACAATTTCGTTTTTTGCTAAAAAAGGAACTGCAAATACTTTTAGAATTGCTGAAGCGTATTGGGTTGGAACGTTTGTTGATTTTGATTTAAACACGGGAACGGTAACAAGTGGAACGGGAAGCATCGAAGATTATGGCGATGGGTGGTATCGTTGCTCAATGCAATTCACTTATGGCGTAGGTCAAACAATTGCAAGTTGGGTAATTAGAAACTATGAAGCGGGATATATTTACCTTTGGGGTTCACAACTCGAAGCGGGTGCATACCCAACATCATACATACCTACAACATCAGCAAGTGTAACACGCAACGCAGACGTAGTTTCAAAAACGGGAATTAGTAGCTTGATTGGACAAACGGAGGGGACTATGTTCTTGGATGTTGATTTTACCGAGGTATCTGATTATAACGGATGGTTTATGAAGGACGTTGCTAACTTTGATACGTTCGCTTTTATCCAACGTGAAACATCGGGAATTATTGCGGTAGGTTATTACGGAAGTGGTGCATTACAAGCGAGAATTGAAACCGCACCAAGTCAACCAATCGGAAGATATAAAATCGGGTTTGGATATAAAAACAATGACTTCGTTTTGTACATTAACGGAACGCAAATAGGAACTGATACAAGCGGTTCGGTTAGTGGATTAATGAACTTTTTAGATGCTCATTATTCTTCAACGGGTTCTACTTTACAGAACGCAATCGCCCTATGGAAAACTCGCTTAACAAATACTCAGCTACAAACATTGACAAGCATATGATATTCAAATTAACATACGAAAACAAGGAACAAGCAACCGCAGACCTTTATACTAAAGGAATACTTACCGAGGTAGAATTCAACGGAGAGAAACACGAAGCATACGGAGAAGGAGTTCAAGCGGTTGTAGAGATAGGACTTATTATGTTAACCCCTCCCGTAATGGAAGGAATGGAAGTAATCGAAGAACCTATTTACGCTGACGGATACCACTACGATGTAATGTCGGATAACACCTATGACTTCGGGTCAAACCTTGTCGAACCAAAGAACCCAAAGCACGCATTCGCTGGTCATTCAATAAAAGAGGAATTCCCTTATGAGCCAAACTTTAATAGCATCGCCGCAGACATTTAGTCCAGCGTACAATCCGCTCAAGTTCATCGTTGATTCAACCAACAAGAACAACAGTGGCTTCAGATATATCTTCGACATCTATGAGTCGGGAACAACCAACAAGGTGGGAGAGTACAAGATACTCCCTCGCTACAATGATGGCTATGGGGAGCAAGACCTTTCCAAGCTCATCCAGAATCTGATGTCATGGGATTTGGACACATCGTCAACCACATCCATCGCAGCTCCGAAGTCATCATATGAATTCGATGTCAAGGTTGGTGAGGAGTATGTGTATCAGGTTACCTATGTGAGCAACCTCACCAATGCGAGTGGCAATGTGCAAATCAATGTCAGCAACTCATTTGCTGCTGGTGACCAGATAGTCATCGCACAGACTGATGGTGGTGTGGCCAACCCACAGCTCGAAGGACTGCACACTGTCATCAGTGCAACTGGTTCAGCCATCGTGGTCAATGTGCTGTGGTCTACGATCACGAGTGCTTCAGTTGATGGTGTGGTCAAGTATGCTGACAACCGCAAGACAATCACCAGAGACATCATCGAAGCGGAGAACTATATCGCATACAATGCTGCGTTCCGATGGACTGATTGGTCGACATACGATGAGGACAACTATACACTCAACTCAAACACAAAGCTATGGCTGACCAACCAACCGCAATCATTTCGCATGACTCCGGGTCAAGATGCTTGGTTGAATCTGCGTAAACCAAAGACAACACAAACTGTCCGCTTCGAGACCAGCGACTCATCGACATACTCCAAGACTCTGACTCAATTGACAGAGATTGTGCAAGTGGCTGTGGGTGCTGGCAACAATGGACTCTTCCTCACCGATGGCCTTGACTGGTTCGACTTCTGGTTCGACAATAGCTCGACTCTTGGACAGCAAGACTCTGTGAAATACCGAGTGTATATCGACAGAAGGAATCTGCTCAATGAGGAATATCACATTGTGTTCCTTGACCGCATGGGGTCATGGTCATCATTCGCCTTCCAGCTCAAGAACTATGAGCGAGGGGATGTTACTCGTGAGGTGTTCAACAGAAAGGTTGAAGGATTCGTCAATGGCTCCGACAACTGGACATACTCAACCGAGGACTTCGGATTCAATCAAATCAATTTGAATGTTGTCAAGAATCTTGACCTCAACACTGATTGGATGACTGAAGATATGGCAAGATATTTCGAGGAGCTGATGACCTCACCGCAGACATTCCTCAAGAAAGTTAGCTACATTTGTGGTGACAACTTGCAAGTGGTGGAGTCAACATATCAGCCAGTGATATTGAACACCTCATCATATGAAGTATATCAGCAAAGAAACAAGAATCTCATCAGACAAAATGTCAATGTAAGGTTCGCCAACCAGGACAACATCAATGGTTAAGATACAAATCAAATACACCTCGAGCATCAGTGAGCAAGTCACTGCATTCGAGGACAGAGTCATTGCTGATGGTGGAACATTCGAAGCAGCACAGTGCTGTATCGACTTCCTCAAGACCCTCGGTGTTGACGCTGAATATGGAGGATACCTCGATGTCAAGGAGGGGTCAGTATTCCCACTCAACTTCTCGGTGGGAGATATCCGAGATTTGACATCACGATCAGGAACATTCTCCAAGACCATCACATTGGTGGGGTCAAAGAACAACAACAACATTCTCAACCACTACTATGATGTGAACATCATGGAGGGTACTTTCGATATCAACAAAATCACTCGCTGTGCTGTCATTCAAGATGGCATCCCAATCATCGAGGATGGATTACTTCAGTTGCTATCGGTTAAGAAAACACAAGTAACTGATGCATATGAGCAAGGGGTGGAATATGAGGTACTCATCAAGGATACTCGCATTGAGTTCTTTACAGCCATCGCCAATAAGGAGCTGACTGATTTGGACTTCAGCGACCTCAATCATACATTCACTGCTTTAGATATCATTGATTCATTCGACAACACTGTGGCTGAGGGCTTCAAGTATGTGCTTCCATTCAACACCAGCAATGTGTACAATGTGAATCAGATGAAGCCAGCCATCTATGCAAAGACATACTTTGACCGCATATTCTCAACAGCTGGATTCCAATATGAGTGGAATGATTTGACCGCTGCTCGCTTCGACAAGTTACTCATCCCATACAATGGAGATGCCAACACATTCGATGCTCAAGATTATTTGATTGAGGAGGACAATACCACTGGATTGATTGCTTCAGTCCCTTCAATAAGTGCGAACAATTACCGAGAGGATGCAACTGGATGGACTGAAATCATCGACATACAAAGTTCATTCAACCCGACCACTGGAGAATTCACTGTGCCAATCACAACGAGTGCTTCGTCTGGTGCTGGATATATCATGGAATATGAAATCGACTATCAATTCCAAATAGACAACACCAATACATTCCCGAGTATTACCATAAACTCATTGGCTCCATTCAAGGCAAGACCATTGATTGGCTTCAGTATTCTTGGTTTCAATGGTCAGTATTCCTTCCTATGTCCAGAAGTAGTCATCAACCAAATGACTTTGATTCCAATCGGAGTGTCTGTCTTGAGCAGTGGCACAACAACTGGAAGTACGATACTCTTGAGTGATGGCTCGCTTCCTGGTTCATTGACAGCTGGTCAAGTAGCTAATGTTGTAATCGGATGGCAAGATGGATATTGTCAATTCACTGGTTCACCACAACCAGTCAATGTTGAATTGATCGTCAACTCGGTCAGCATCAAGATAACACCGACAGCCAATGTGCAAGTAATTGGTGGTCTTTTGGAAATTGACCAGTATGTTCCGCTCAAGATTAAGCAGAGCGATTTTATCAAGTCAATCTTCCAGATGTACAACCTCTTCGCAGAGACCGACATCAACCAACCAAACAAGCTCATCCTAAAGCACAGAGATGAGTACTATGATAGTGGTGAGGAAAAGGATTGGACATACAAGCTGATGAAGGACAGAGAGCAAGACTTGATATTCTTGCCTGACATCACATCCAAGAAACTGAAGCTCACATATAAGGAGGACAAAGATTCTCCAAATGTTGTGTTCACACAGATGACCGAGGAGATATATGGTCAACTCGAGTACACCTTTGACAATGAATATGTCAAGGGAACCGAGACCAAGGAGCTAATCTTCTCACCGACTCCAGTGGTGCCAGTTCCATTCGGAGCATATGTGCCAGCACTCGATGGTCAAGCACCAAAGACAAACATCCGCATCCTCTATGATGGTGGAAAGAAAACTTGTGGCTCATGGGATTTGGTGGAGTATGGTTCAACTGGATACTTCGGAGCGACAGCATATCCAATGCTCGGCCACTTCGACAATGCCTTGACTCCGACATTCGATATCAACTTCGGAACTTGTGACTATTATTTCTATTCACCGAGCACACTCACTGCGAACAACCTATACAATCTCTACTGGAGACGAACAGTCAACCAGATAAATGTTGGGAAGATGTTGATTGCTTACTTCAATTTGAATGAAGCGGACATCCAGACATTGAAGCTCAATGACAAGATTCGCATTGACAACTCATGGTGGAACATCAACAAGGTCATCGACTATGATGCGAACTCGAATTCACCAACCAAGGTTGAGCTCATCAGCATCGATACCGAGATTGACCTACCTCCATTCATTGTGGCACCAGGAACACCGACACCACCGACCACCACTGCTGTGTCAGTTGATAGTGTACTGGCAACAATGTCAGCACAATACAATGGCAATCTCTCTGGAAACAATGTCATTGTCAGAGGTATGGCCAACAACATCGCTGGTGGAGTGAGAGGCCTTGTCATCGGTGACAACAATGTACTCAATGAAGATGGTATCATCACACCTCGAATCAATGGAGCTGCCATCGCATCGCAGAGCTATGTTGCACTACTATCGCAGAGCGGAACTGATGCACCAAGTGCAAACATATTGGCCAGCAATATTGGAACCATCACATGGACTCGCACAGCACAAGGCCAGTATCTCGGAACCATGTCAACAGCACTGCGAGTCGAAAACACTTTTGTGTTTATTGGCAATGTAGAGCATGACAACCTTGCTATCGCATATGTCAATTCAGATGGGAACATCGTGGTCAAGACAACCAACACGCAGAACCATCAGCATACCGATAGCAAATTAATAAACTCACCAATCGAAGTCCGCATCTATGGCTAACGAAGTCGAAATACCACTCAAACTCTCGGGCGTACAATCGCTCAAGGCAGAATTACGATCACTCAAGGCAGCAATCGCTGAAGCGTCTGACCCAGAACAAATGGCTGCACTTGCCCAGAAAGCGGGTGAGGTAGCAGATAGAATCAAGGATGCCAATGATGCTGTGAATGTTTTTGCATCTGGTTCGAAATTCGAACAGATATCCAATTCATTTGGTGGAATCAAGGACTCATTGATGTCACTCGACTTCGAGGAAGCATCAGAGAAAGCCAAAGTATTTGCCGGAACTCTCGGCAACTTGAATGCTTCGGATATCAGCAAGTCAATGAAAGGATTGACAAGCACCATCACAACTATGGGTGGTGCATTCGTTAAGCTCGGTGCACAGATTCTCGCCAACCCAATATTCTTGCTTGCTGCTGTGGTCATCGCAATCGTGGTTGCCATCGGTGTGTTCCTGAATAAGATTGGTGTGCTCCAAAAAGCCATCGACTTCTTAATGATTCCAGTGAACTTGCTCATTGATGCCTTCAAGAATCTGACCGATTGGCTTGGACTCACATCGTATGCAGCGGAGGAGAATGCAAGGAAGATGGAGAAAGCCAATGAGAAGGCATTCGAATCATCGCAGAAAAGAACCGAAGCAATCTCTGACCAGTACGATATCGAGATTGCCAAAGCCAAGGCCGCTGGTGAAGATACCACTAACCTCGAGATTGCGAAGTCCAAGTCAGTGAGTGATGCTGCCAAGAAAAGACTTCAGTCAGCTCGTGAGGAGTATGCTCAATTGAAAGGCCTCACAGATAAGGACAGTGTTGAGAGAAGGAAGGCATTGGTGAAACGCATCCAAGATGAGAACAAAATCATCAAGGATGGCTCCAAAGAAAGAAAGCTACTCGAGATTGCTGACCAAGCTGAAGCAAAAGCAGCAGCTGATAAGGCAGCGGAGGAAGCCAAAGCAAGAGCAGCGGAGGCAGCAAAGAAATACAAGGAAGGCAAGGATGCAATCCAGAAAGAAATCAATGCAGCCAACAAGCTCATTCTTGATTCTGGAAAGACACAGCAACAAAGAGAAGTGGATGATGTCAAGGCGAAGTACGATGCCTTGATTGCTGAAGCTAAAAAATACAAAAAGGATACCACTGCTCTTGAGACTGCGAGAAACCTTGAGGTATCAGCTATCAATAAGACATACGCAGACCAGGAACTTGAGAGACAAAAGAATCTTGCAAAACAGCTGACTGATTTCAAGAACGCAGAACTTGATCGTGAGGAGGCCATTCAAGAGACAATCTTCCAAGCTGGATTGAGTGCCAGACAAAAGGAACTTGATGAGCGTAAATATTACTATGACAACCTAATTGCTGAAGCCAATCGATATGGTGTTGATGCAACTATATTGGTTGACATGCAAAGGAAAGAGATTGCGGACATCAACAAGAAATTCGATGACCAAGAGACACAAGCATCAAAAGACAAAGCACTCAAGCAAATCGAAGATGAGAAAGCAATCAGAGATGCCAAGATTGAAATCGCTTCCTCGGTAGCCAATGGACTTGGTGCCATCGGTGAGGCATTCATCAAAGACCAAAAGAAACTCGAGAAGTTTAACAAGGCACAAGCACTCATTCAAATTGGTATCGACACAGCCAAAGCCATCAGCTCCTTGGTTGCTATGTCAAGTTCTAATCCACTCAACGCTGTCACTGGTGGTGCTGCTGGTATTGCACAATATGCTGCTGGTATTGTTCAGATTGTTACCAACATCGCAAAGGCAAAAGCACTATTAAGCAACCCATCATCGACTCCACCAACAACCAACCCTGGAGGTGGAGGTGGAGGTGGTGACACTGCTGCCACTTCGACATCTGTTCCGTCATTTGTTCCTGGCAACTTATTCGGCCAAGGGAATGCAGCCAACAATGTTGGTGCTCCACAATCTATGGAGACAAGTCAGAACATCACTGTCACTGCTGTGGTATCAGAAACCGAGATGACATCCACACAAAACAAGGTCAACAAAATCATGAAAAACTCTGTACTATGATAAGCTATCAAGCACTCATCAATGAAATCATTGCTTTCTACAATGCACATCTTCAGGTCAAGAAAGTTGGCTCTGACTTCAAGGAGCAGCTGTTCAACTTTGCAACCAAGGATGAGAAGTATCCGATAGTGTACATAGTGCCATTGGATGCGATACCAACCGAGAACACCAATGACTTCACTCTTGAAATATATTGCTTCGATATCATCCAAAAGGACAGAGCAAATATCAATGTAATCTTGAGCGACTGCCACCAGATTCTGATGGACTTATATTTAAACTACACATTCAGCTTGGATGATCGTGATTTCGATGTCGTCGGATTCCCATCACTCGTGCCACTCAATAATGACCTCCTCGACTATGCAGCTGGATGGTTGATGACCATCACATTCACCATGGATTCCTGGACTGATTGCCAGATTCCTAAACAAATGGGCAACTAATTGCAATATAAGTAATGGCACGCTACGCAGACACTGGAGAATACAACTTCAAATATCCTTTGAGAAGGAGAGTCGCCAACACTCTCAAGAAAGTTATCAAGGATGAAGCACTCATCGACACTGGTACTCTTTACGATTCAGTGCGTATCAATGCCAAGGTGACAACTGAAGGGAATCTCCGCATCCAGATTGTTGCTGCCTACTATTTTGGCTTTCTAAATAACGGAACGCAAACGATTGCACCATTCGATTTGGTTCAAAAGTTCAATGTCGCACTCGAGCAGAATGGATTGATTGCTGAAATGTATGGAATGTATGTGGCGAATCTTGCACAGAAGTTCCCAATCCTTGAGCTCGGTAACCTACTCCGCAAAAAGCCGAAGATTATTTATGACTTCGAGCCACTATTCGGGGAGTTCTATGGAGAATTAGACTACTAAATCTCCAGCTCCTTTCTCATTGCCAAGAAATTAAACACAAGCACGAGCTTCATTCCAATCACTTGGTCATATTTTGTGATGTCACCATTGCATACTGACCAGATAAGTTGCTCCCATCCCCACTTCTGGGATGCCTTTTCCTTCTCTGCTTCCTTCCTTTCCTCTGGGTCAGTGATATCTTCGAGGTCATCCTCCACTTGTTCGGTCATCAGATTCTTGTGGCTGGTGATGAAGTTGTCTCTGAACTTGATATACTCGGTCAGCACACCATACATCTTGGTGATTGGTTGGTCGAGGAAGTAATGCACCCGACTCGATGTCTTGAAATCCGTTGACTCCCACTTTGCCACTGCACCATCTTCCACAATCTCGGGAATGCGATACAGCAGAGCACAGATGTTGGGTAAATAATGGATGTAGTCATTGGTGAAATAATGCTCGAGGTCGATAAACTCTCCGAGCGTGAGGTCAGTCATTGGCTTGAGATAGAACTTGCCAATCCTATCGGTGTAGTTCTTGGATGGCTCAGTGTATAGCCACTTCAATTCCTTGAATATCTCGCCAACATCAGCGATGTCAAGGTCATCATAGTCCTCTGGATAGGCATCAGTGAGAACGCAGAGGATGTCAATGTTGTGTTCGAACATCCCATCCTCCGCTTTCAATTGTCGAAGCTCAATGAACTGCTCAAGCGTTACTTGGTTCCACCCCTTCGGCAGCGTTGGCTTTTGCATATTCAGCAATTTTCTCGGTGACAAAAACAATGTAAGGTACACACACCTCTGCCTTCAGAGTGCGGAACAATTTTGCTTTGTGCTTGAGATGAGCATCAGTGAAGTGCTCGGTGTTCGATAGGTCAGTGCGTTTAAACATGATTGCCATGATGTCACTGATGTAGTGGTTTGGCTTTGAGTTCACAATCTTCTCGATGAGCTTGGTCTCTTTCACCGACAACTTCATCTTCGCCTCATAGGTATATCCCTCCAGTTCGATGGATGTCACTGCCTCATTCGGAGTGTATGAATCAAGGTTGAAATCTTGCACGAGCTTAATGAACTCGCTGAATGGGTAGTCATCCCACATCTCTTCCTTGATGCCGAGATACTTAAACATCTCCACATACTTCTCGATGTTATCGAACTCTTGGTTGTTAAGGATTTGGCTGATTTTTTCAAACTGCTCGATGGTCAGTTCATCCATTTTGTTAGGAATCTCCTGGTCAAATATCTGTATCATAATACTAATTTTTGAACAAATATAAGAATTCTGCAATATAAGCATGACCAAAGACCTTCCAATTTACAAAATCACCATCGAGGATGAATATGCCGATGGCGAGAATTTGGGAATCGAAATGATAGCATTCACGAGTATGCCAGCCATAAAGGTTCGTGGTTTAGCTTTCAATAGCGAGAAAAAAATGCTCTTTGCTGATGATGTGAAATATCGCATCACTGCTCCAGCCATGATACCTATGGACATCTATCGCAGAGATTCTGAAGAGGGTGACTACTATGTACAATTCACAGCTGATGTTATCGAGAAGATTCATGCCAAGTTTATGGCTGACCTTCGCAATCGTGACATCTTCAATCTGGAGCATGACACTGAAAAGAAAGTGCCAGCATACATCCTTGAGACTTGGATCGTGGACAACCCGACCAAGGACAAAGCATTCAGTACATTTGGCATCGAGGTTCCGGAAGGGACTCTCATGGTGACTGCACAAGTGACTGACCCCGAGTATTACAACAAATTGGTTGAAGAGGGTCAAGTCGGTTTCTCCATTGAGGGCTTTCTTGGTCTCAAGTTATCGGAACAAATTAAACTAAATAACATGAAGTTACCTGATGGAGAACACACCATTGAGGACAAAATCTATGTCATCAAAGATGGCGAGGTTGTTGAAATCAAAGAGGTGGAAAAAGAACCAACCGAGGAAGTGGTTGAGGAAGAGATGTCAACTGAAGAGGTTGCAATGGAAGATACAACAGTTGAAGAGACAACTGAAGAGTCAACCACAACTGAAGAGGAGATGGCTATCGACCCAGCTACTGATGCAGAAGCTATCGCTGCTATCGTTATGCCTATCCTTGAGGAGCGTGAGAAAGCTATCATCTCTATGATTGCTGACCTTCGCAACCAATTGGAAGAGATGTATGCAGAGAAAGAAGAGGACAAGGCAGAGGAGCAAATTGCCGAGGCAACAATGAGCCAAAAATTTGCCGCATTTAAACAATTCAGTAATCAATAAAAAATAAATAAAAATGTCAAGAAAACTCCGTTTCGACTTGGATGTTGACTCATCCGCTTTATTGGCAGCGAACCCAGAGGCATTCTACTCTAAAGCATATTTGAGTGAAGAGTCTATCGCTGACAACTACCGCCTTTTACCAGGTGTAAAATCAAAAACTAAATTAGCAACTGTGCTTTTTGGTAATGTATTACAAGCATCTTCATGCCCATTCGAAGCTCCGACTGATGACTTATCAGCAGTTGAAATCGATGTATGTGCATTGAGTGCTATGGCTCAAATCTGTCAATTCGACCTTGAGCAATCATTCCTTGCATTGCAAATGGCTAAAGGTTCAAATGGTGACTTCACAGTTGCATCTTTCATGGACTTCTACTGGAATGAAATGGCGAAGCAAATTGGTGAGGACATCGAGCTTATCCGTTGGCAAGGTGACACAACAAGCCAGAACGCTACATTGGCTCTTTGCGATGGTTACATCAAGAACCTTTTGGCTGATGCTACTGTTGTTGATGTTGCAAACACAACTGTAACTGCTTCGAATGTATTGGCTGAATTAGCGAAAATCTTCGCTGCTGCTCCAGCTGACATCATCCGCAAAAAAGCTGACCTTCGCTTGTATGTTTCTACAAACATCGCAAACGCATACGAATTAGCTGCTGCTCAAGGTAACACATTGACATATGTTACAACTCCACTTGCATTGACTTACCTTGGTGTTAAGGTTGTTGTTTGTGAAGGTATGCCAACTGACACTGCTGTGTTGACTTTGAAAGACAACCTTATCTATGCATTCGATGCTGAAGGTGATGACAAAGCATTGAAAGCTGTTAACCTTTCTGATACAGTTGCTGAACCATACATCCGCACTCGTGCCAATATGAAAGTTGGTTTCGTTCATGTGAACGGTGCAGAGGTAGTTCTTTACTCTTAATCAAATCAATTCGGGGGGTGAAATTCCCCCCATATTTAACTAACTTAAAATCAAATACTTATGTCGTGCGAAGCTCTCGAATCCATTGTGAAGTCATGTGACAATAACAGTGGAGGCATTGAAAAGATTTGGATTAATCAGCAAGACAACATTGATACTGCAACTGTACCAACTGGAACATGGGAAGTATCTGCAATCACATTAGTATCTGGTGCTCCTGACTATACTCCTTTTGAGATACGAAGAAACACTGGAAGCTATACTGAAGATGCAGCGATTGACCTCGTGAATGGTTCATCTTATGTGACTGCTACGATCAATCTATTGTTCCACCGCAGAGACCAAGACAAATCTCAAGCAATTAAAATCTTGGGTTCTGGTCAACAATATCTGAACGCAATTGTTAAGGATATGAACGGAAAGTACTGGTACTTCCCTTTCCTTCAATTGTCAGCTGTTGGTGAAGGTTCTGGTACAACTCGTGCAGATGGTTCAAAATATTCCGTTACACTAATCTCTGAAAATGACTACTTGTCATATGAGGTTACGGAAGCTGCAGTTGCTGCTGTTGTTCCAGCTATTTAATCTAAATTAACCTACTATAAAGAGCCATCCAATAGGGTGGCTTTTTTTGTGAACAAAATTTGACCTCATTGCAATATAAGTAAATGATTTATATAAATAAGGGAGAGGTGAATTCAATTGTGCTGACACTCACAGAGGTGTCGACATTGACTTCGCCATACTATTTGTTCGTTTTTCAAAACGAAATGAACCCGACATCCGACCCAATCCTCTTCACAGCACCAGATGACTCCGCATATCCAGAGAGATTCAATCTCTTTTATTTGGATGAGCCAGTCGATGTGGAACTAATGAAAGGACAATATACATATTCGGTGTACGAATCAACCATCCCACCAACAGAGATTGATGACACAACTGGAGTGGTCATCGAGGAGGGCAGAATGGTTGTGAGTGGTGCATCGACTTCATCAATATACGATTAACATGGCTTGGTACGATAGATTCAGAGCAAAACAACAACCAGAGATGGAAGTCATCTCACCAAATTACGAGGCATTCAGCACACCATTCCTCAAGGTAGGTGGTGCAAATCTGTCACTGCCCTATGTGAATGGAAGATACACAACTGCTGGATGGATTCCATTCGGCCAGGACAATATGTATCCAGAGCTCCTCAATCAAATGGTGTTCAGCTCGCCACTCCATGGTGCAATCGTGGACTATAAGACCAATGCTGTCATCGGTGGTGGCTTCGATATCAAAGTTGAGGGTGCTACACCGAAGGACTTGCTTGAGCTTTACACATTCGAAAAGAAA